CTGGCTTCCGGACTCCGAGGTCCAGACTGGACTCCAAGCGGGGTCCAGCGGCCACCGGGGGTGTCCAGCTTCAAGGGTTTGATTTTGCAGTGTTTCAGGCAGGTTCAGTCGACGCTGGCTTCCGGGTGGCTTCCCAAAATTCAAGGCCTGTCGCTAGCGATGTGCCGCGCTTCGCCCGCCAGCATACGAATATGGCCAGGAAGGAACCAGAAATCAGTGGGTTAGCGGGATGGATGCCGATTGGACCCCGCCCGGACCCCGGAAACCAAGCCGAAATCCAGCCGCATCCGCCCAAAAGCAAAGGGGAGAGCGAACCCTTCGGCGCACTCTCCCCATCTTGCCTTTGGAATAGCACGAACATGTTGCAGATGTCGAAGGGAAAAGTGTTGCAACACATTGGAGTCGCTCACGCATTCAGTCGCGCCGCGATCTTGGTCAGCGCCAGCTGCCAGCGTCGCCAGGCGGTGGTGCGGTCGCAGCCCATCTCCCCGCTGATCTGCTTCCACGGCACACGAGCCGCGCGTGACCAGACCAGTTTCCGCTCGGCCTCCTCGATCCACAGCACCCAGTCCGAGGTCTGCTCCAGCCGCGTGATGGCAGCGGCCGATGGCCAGACCCGCATGGGCTCGGGTTCCATCGCCGCGATCTCGCGACTGGTGCGGACGATCTGCGGCCAGGCGTTGAAGAACCCCTGCGCCTTCACGGGCGGCAGCTTGCGCAGGGTGCGGAACGCCTCCTCGAAATGATCGGCCACGCATTCGGCCGTCCAGATGCGGTCATCCATGCCGGACCTCCTTTCCCATCGGGCGACGCCCGTAAAGTTTCTCGCCAAGCTGACGGACCAGTTCGCGTTCCGGCCAGGTCAGCCGCAGATCGTCGGCCGAAACCGCCAGTACGCCCTGTTCGTGCCAACCCTCGCGCTTGACCTGCTCGGGGTCGCGGCGCTGGCCGCCGTAGCCGTGGGGATGCCACCTCATGCGACACCCCCGTTCGTTGCGATGGCCCAGAGCAGAAGCGCGATGGCATCGGCCTCGTTGTCGTCGGCGGGGTTGAAGCCATGGGCCCGGGCAGCGGCGATCATCGCGTCCTTGTCGGCATTGCCCTTGCCGGTGGCGTGGCGCTTGATGGTGCCGACCGGGACGCCCTCGTAAGGCACGCCCCGCAGTTCGGCCCACGCGGTCAACGTGGCCATGAGCCCACCGTAGATGTGGCTGGCGTCGGTGCCCGCATGGCGGCGAACCTCTTCGAACCAGATGGTCGCGATGGGACCGGACAGACGGTCGAGTTCGCCTAGCCAGTTGGTGAAGCGGAGGTATCGCATGCCGCCCCCGTCGAAGCGGCCGGGACGGAAGCTCGCCGTGCCGCTGGTGATCAGACCGTCGTGGCCGCGCAGGGCCCATCCGGTGGTGGTGCCGAGATCAAGGGCGAGGATGCAGTGGTGGCTTGAACTGGTGACGGGCAGCAATTCAAACCTTGCGCTGTCGGATTTGGGGATCAGAGTCGTCGCAGCCATGATGGCTCTCCTGTCTTGGGGGGCTGGTCCTGGTGGAAGACGACGGCGGTCATGTGCTTGGCGGTACGGGCCGCCGTCGTCGGATCGGAGGATGGGGGACCTGTCAGGGCGGCCCGCGCGCCAGGCCCTTACGCATGGGATGAGTGGCCCACCCGAGGGTGGGGCCATCCCATACGTAGTATGGGGGTTCAGCACCTAACTGTTCGAGCCGAGTCAACACTTTGATTTTGTTGGGGAATAAGACTTCATGAAGTCTTCGGGCATGAGTTAGGGACCTAACTCTTATTTGCGCGTAACCCGTTGATTTCATTGAGTGCACAGTTGGCGCTGTCATATGAGTCAGGCCTCACTCATATGAGTTAGGTCGTCCTCGGACCCGTCCTGGTAGACCCAGACAGCCGGATTTTCGACCTGAAGGCTGAGCCCGGACTGCGGGCATTTGAAGTGGCTGGGCAGGACCGGACGGGCGGATGTGGTGACTTCGCCGGTGGCCGGATCGACCTCCTCGACGGGTAAACCGAACTGCATGCCTTCGACGCAGAGATAGCCGAACCGGGACCGGGTGACGGGAAAGCCGAACCCTGATGGGTCGCGCAGGAACTTCACGAAGCCCTTGGTGGCGAGCACGCTCAGGCGTTCGCGGATGGTGTGCTTGCTGCCCAGACCACCCCGGTTCTCGAAGGTCTCAGCGAACTGCATGGCGGTGTAGAGCCGCTCGCCCGCCGCCTCATCGAGCAACATGCCGAGGATGACATCGTGCTTGCGCAGCCGTTCGGCATCGAACTTGGCCCCGACCTCCTTGCGCACCAGGCGCTCATTCATCGGGTTCAACTCGACCCAGCGCAACGCCACCTTGTCGATCAGCTTGCCTGGCAGCGCGGGGCCATTGCGCAACTCGATTTCCAGACGACGCTGGGTGCTGTCCTCGTCAGGCCGGTGCATGAGCAGACCCGAGGTGTAGAAGCCGCGAAGCGCGCTGGCGCCGGAGAGGGCGAGGAAGGGATCGTCCTTGACCTGATGCTTGGCCGCCTTGCGGGTGTGGTGGGCGAGGATCACGCCGGCGTCCGGATTGACCGCTTCGCGCAGAACCTCGACCCGGTCCTTCAGGAAGAACATCATGGCGGTGTTGTCGTTTTCGCCGCCGCCATCCGGGCCGCCATCGAAGAGGTTGCGGATTGGATCGATGACGATGATGTCGGGCGGTGCATCGGGGAATGCGGCCCGGATGGCCTCGGTGATGCGGGTGACGCCGTCGGCATCCAGCAGCAGCTTCAGCTTGGGCGTGGCGATGAAAGTGTCGCGTGCGGCGGCGATCACCCCGGGCGATAGGCTGATCTGCTGCATCCGTTCGCGCAGGTAGTGATACTGGATCTCCGCCTGCAGATAGAACACGCGCAGCGGCCGGGGTGGTGTGAAGCCGAGGAACGGTACCCCCGCGGCCATGTTGACAAGCCACGAGATCAGGAAGTCACTTTTGCCGACCTTGGGCGCGCCGCCCAACACCAGAAGCCCGCCCGGCGTCAGCACGCGAGGCGCGATGATGTCGTCGGGCATCGGGCTGTGATCATCCAGCAGCGCGCCAAGGCTGAAGGTTGGCAGCGGACTGGCGGGGGCGTTGGGGCGGGCAGCGCGAATGAGCGGCGGGCCGTTGCGCTTCACATGCAGTGCCCAGAGGCGTTCGGCCTCGGCCTGAAGCCGATCGAGCGGCCATTCGGGGCGCAGCATGGCAGCGTTGTAGCCGCAGATCGCCTCCCAGCCTTCGGCAGGGTCAATGCGGCCATCGTGGACCAGGCGGATGTAATGCCCGATGGCGGCGCTTGCCCCCTGAAATCGCGACCAGTCATCCACTGCGCCTTCGCGTACCGGGGTGGTCAGCACGGCATCGACGCCCGGCTTGGAGACGGACAGCGGCGTGCTGGCCATGCCTACGCCCGGCAGCGGTGGCATGTCGGCCACCCTTTCCGCGAAATCTGCCAGATCGACCTCGACCGGGTTGTGGTCGCGGATTTGCACCAGCCGCTGATGGCCGTGCTTGTGATAGACCGTTCCCGCGACACGGATCGGCTGGTGCGCCGAGCGGAAATGGGTGTCGCCGCCGACCTTGATCGCGATGTCGCCACGCAGACGGCACAGCGTGGCCAGATCCTCGCCCGCGACGGGTGCGGTCAGTTTCCACCAGACATGCAACTTGGCCGCGCCCTCGGGCGTGCGACCGCCGCTTTCCACGATCAGGGTGGGCGTGCCGAGGTGGCTGACGATGTGATCCAGCTTGGCTGGAATGTCGCCTGCGTCGAGGTCGACCACGAGGGCCTGCATCTGCAGCACATCGGCGGCACGGGCCTGACCTTGTTCAGCGACCGTGCCGGGGATGACATAGACGGCCGCCCCTTCACGATTGGCCCATGCCGCGAAGGTCGCCAGTTTTTCGCGGGCGGTACCATCGGCCGCGATCCAGATGTTGTGGGGCTTGCCGTCCCGGCCCTGACCCTTGTCGACGAAGCCGCGTAGCGGGATCAGCCCCTCGCACCAGCTGAACACGGTGTCGAGGAAGGTGGAAATCTGGTCGGGGTCAGGATCGCAGCCGAATGGATTTTCGGCGTGGGGACCACCGTTGAAATCCATCCACGGGTTGAAGTGCAGGATGCTGTCCTCGCTCACCGCTCCAGCCTCCAGCAGCGCGCGGCCCAAGGGCAGAAGCGGCATTCGAAGAAATCGGCGCTGGCGGCGATGCGCGGCAGCAATTCGCCCGCGTCGGTCGCCTGCAGGATCCGCACCCCGCGATCCGACATGCGCTGCGCGAGATCGGCATCGAAGGGCACCAGCTCGTGGTGCATCTCAGCCGTGTCCTTGTTGATCGCGGTGAACACGGCGGGCGCGGCGCTGATGCCTGGCACGCTGGATTCCATGTAGGCCTGATAGACGGCGATCTGCGCCGCATAGACCGGCTTGGCGTGGGTGACGCCGTCCTTGACGCAGGCCCGCCAGTTCTTGGCGTTCATTGTCTTGCATTCCCAGAGCGCGGGAACGGCGAGGCCGAAGCCTTCAGGCCCGGCGGCAATGATGCCATCGACAT